TATATTTCCAGTAAACATATTTTCTTTATTTGGTTGGCTTCCAATATATAGTTTTAATGATCCTGGATTTGCAAAAAATTGAGCAAGACCACCTGTTGTATTGTTTGCAATTAGTTTTGAAATTTGAATTCCGGCAGTAAAAATTCCAACGGGACAAGTATGTGATCTAATCGTAGTTGAAACTCCAGCATAAGTAAAAACATAGTTTAATAAAGTAGATTCTTTTTTAATAGCAAAACTATTTACTCCGTCTGTTATGTATAAAAACATAGCGTTTTGATTTTCTTCTAATTTAAATGTTCCAACAATAGAATCTATAGTGTTTGAAATAAATGAAAGACTTTCAAAATATATATAAGAATCAGTTCCCCAAGTTCCAGATGGCTTCAAACTAAAAAATTTAGATCCTGTAGTTTGAATTAATTTATTGGCAGCCTCTAGTTCAGTTATGGTTTTATTGTCAGATAGAATAAAATTAGGCAATTCATAGTCCGGAGTTTTAAGTGTTGATATTCCAGGAATTAAATTATCTTCAATTCCAGAATCCCAAGATCTTGTAGTTGGATATGTTATGTTATTGCTATATTCTGCAAATGGATAGTCTATCTCTACTGTTGATCCACCATAATAATTATCTATAATTTCTGGTGTTGTTGGTATACCCTGACCTAAAATATAATGAACTTTTGCTGCATTTGTTGAAATAGAATATGGATATAAAGAAATACAATCAATCTTAATTTGATCCACATATGTTTCATATGCATAGAAAGCAATCCAGTCATTGCTTTTACTTGTCTGTATTTCGTCGTATTGTGAAGGAAGATTTATCAATGATGTATTAATTACCAAAGATCCAACTTCTTCACCATTAACCAAAAGAATTGCTTGATTTTTAATAAGTTTAATGTGAACAAGCATTGGTCTATACCATTCACCAACAAAATGTGAAACAAAATCTCCATCAATTACTAAAGTTAAAAAACAATCTTTTACATATAAACCATCTGTTGATCCTATTGGTCCCAAAATTCTTTTTGCATCTGACGTATTTACGTCTGCCTGTAGCCAAACCTCCAAAGTGTAGTCATTGTGTCTGCCAGATTCGTTTAAAAATCCATACCCTGGAAAAATAAAAGATGGTTGAGTATTTGCAATTAAATCTGCTTCATCTACAAAATAATTTATATCTGTCCAAGAATCTTCTGTATTTTTCCAATAAGACCAACTTTCTTCAGCAACCTGTTCCCAAGTTCTATAATCAATTATTTCTGAGTGTGGAATTAACTGAACTGCTCTGTCTGATCCATAAACAAGCGGTACACCAAAATTTTTACCAGCCAAAGAATTGTTGTCAACAACATAGTATCCACTGTTTGCATTAAGACCATAAGCATTTGCCTCAACTACTCCGTCTAAAGATAAATTAATAGTTGCTGGACTTGAAAGTTTTGTTTGACCTAATGATGTTGCATTAAACTCTTCACTGTGTTGACCTGCAGTAATTCCGTTAAAATGAATATTATAGGCTGCAATATCTGCTCCTCCTGGAGAAGAAACAACTTTTATAACAAATTTAAATTCTTTGTCAAGGTCTGGAAAAGTAAATGTTGCTGAAATTGGAGTCCAAACCTCTGATTCAATAATTGTAAAATCTTTAAACTCTGATCCTCCATCATACTCATATCCAATAGATATTGAAACAATATTTGCACTTGCTGTATAGTAGTATGTGCTTAAAGCAAAGGTTTGTAGTGTAGGATTTAAAGATTGAAAATTTACTAGGTTTGCACTTTTTATATAAGATGTCGTATTTGAAGGTGCAACAGGAAGCGTAGATCTAAAAACTTTACGATAACTATCTGGAAAAGGCTCAACTTGGTTTTCTGAATTAATCTGTGGAGTTGACCCAGTAATGACTGTTCCACTTGTTTTAGTCCAAGTATTGATATCTCTTTGTGCTTCTGATATTAAAGATATGTAATCTGCAGAATCATCTAATGGCCAAATTGCAAGCGGATGCTCAGCAAAAATTTTCTCGGCATATAAATTAGAAGGAATATTCATTATTAGTCTATTTTATCATACAATGCGGGTAAACCATCTTGGTAATGTGTACCTATTAGTTCCTGTGACAGTTTTTACTCCGTGAACAAAATCTGGTGTATCTGGAAAACACACTAAATCTCCTGCCTCTGGTTTAATTATAATGTCTAACTCTGGAAAATAAATCTCACCGCCAGAGTAATTATCATTTATATATATAAGGCAGGCAATGTCATTTGTTTTAGTAACATCAAAATGCTCATGCATTGATGCGCCAACTTCAAATCTAGCAATATGATTTAAATTTGATACGTAGTCTACAAATGGTCCAGGATAATTTTCTAATACAAAATCATAAACTTTTTTTTGATACTCATTTAAAATTAAAAATTCTTCAGAAACATCTGATTTTGCAATACCAGAATGAAATGCTTTAAATTCTTTTTTTGTATTTCCAAATTCTGTAAACTCTGAATCAACGCTTAATGCAAAATTATATAGCATACTAGAAACTTCTTTTGGCATAAAAGTTTTTATATGCTTTATTTTAGATAAACGATCTTCCATTAAGAAACCTTAATTTCACAGTAGTCTGTTGTGCAATACATTTCTCCAACGGAATCAAGATTTTCAATACCGTCATAAATTGCATCAAAGTTAATGTGAGCAACCTTTCCGACATAAGCATCATACTCTTCTTTAGTAATTTGTGTGTATGGCTGTTGTGGATAAGTATGATTTCCCATTGGAAGGAATGAAACTGCTTTTAATTGACCTTCGTACATATGAAGTGCAGGAGCAATGTGTTTTGTTTCTGTTTCTTTGTCAAAAGATAAAGTTACAGAGACTCCATTATCTGACCAATATTTTTGTGTAGTTGCAGCAAGACCAATCTTTTCAAAAAGACTTACATCTTTTTCTGATCTTGGATGTCCAGAAGATACTGGAAAATATACTACTGTAGTATTTGCTGAAACTAGATCATCTTCAATTTTATACCCTGCTGCTTTAAATAAATGCAACATTGGATCTGTATTTCCAAAACGAATTGCACGTAAGAAATACTCTCCACCAACAGACCAATGAACTCCTGGAGATGCTCCAGAAAGCAATGAGACAGATCCTGAAGGCTTTACTGTAGTTACACGAATTGACTCACGAACACATAGCCATTCTGAATATTGCTTATCGTAGTGGCGAATCTTTTTGTATCCTTCGTCCATCCATTCTCTGGTTGTTGGCATTCCATTGATATCGGTAAATGATGCAATACCAGTTAAAGATGTTCCAATTCTGCGGTTTCTTTGCATAATACCGTTTGTAATTTGCCAATGTGTTGGAAGCAATGTAACAGTCTTTCCATAAAGATATGCAAATTTCAAGGTACGCATAAAATCTTCTTTATCTGTGTGACGATTTAAATGAACTTCAACAAGGGTACAAAGTTCATAAGATTCTAGTGGTTGTTCTGCACAAGGATTAAATCCCATAACACGATAGTCTTTTCCATCTGCTGGATCTGCTAATCTTCCATAATTTCTTGCAACATCAAGCCAAATAAAACCAGGCTCTCCATTATCTGCAATTAAATCTACATAATCTTCATAATGAGTTCCAACTTCAGCAGAGATAGAGTTATTACTCATCCATGCCCATCCTGGATTTTCTGAATCAAAAGAGTTGCGATCTGGGAATACTTCTGAATTTTTAAGATTAATAAAATCTTTATCATTTGGATTTCCAAGAGCAAGTGTTGCAGATCTACGAACATTTCCAGAAACAACACAAGTTCCAATAAGATTTACAATATCTACAATTGCTCTAGAATCAAACTTCTCTCCTGCTCTAGAACCAATTACTTTACGTATCATTGTATGTAGGTCCATCAATGGTTTTGGACCGCTAGCAACCCCACCAAAGCCTTTAATTAGTGCTCCTAGAGGACGTATTAGATCATAGTTAAATTCTTGAATTGGTTGATTTACTCTCAAAAATGAATTAAGTAAAAGTCTAACAGATTCTACCCATCCTTCACGAGTGTCTGGAATTTCGTATATAGATGCTGGCTCTGTTGGTGCATAAATAGATAGATCTTTTTCTTGACCTACCGTGTCAAAACCAACTCCAATGCCAAGCATCAGTGCGTCCATAACCCATGAAAATAAAGATCCTGGATCGTTACGGTCAATGTCTCTTGTTGAAACCATTGCACAATTTTGAAGAGATGCAGAGTTTTTCTTTTCCATTGTCATTGGGGTACCAAAAGCCCAAAGACCTCTTCCTGGTGGAGTCCATTTAAGATTAAACATACGGTCATATGCTTCTTGTGCTGATTTCTGTGCTTTATAGTCATTCCAAGGCAGTCTGTTTTCTTTCGCATGATTCTTTTGCACTGAGTACATGCCTTCAATTACTCTTTTACAAACCTCATACCATCTTTCCTTAGTACCATCGTCTTTTACACGGGAATAAGTACGAACAAACGTAATCTCTCCTAATGAGTTTCCACCTGCATCTTTGAACCCAAATGGTGGTTCAATTTCAATATATTTGTTTACAAAATCATCAGAAAAGCGAAAAGAAAATACGTCAGACATAATACTCCTTAAATTTAATTATATGTTTTATTATAGCAGAGTTTTTATTTTTTAACAACTCTATACTTCTACATGAGATAGAGTTTTTATTTTTTATAAACTAAAGGTGTATAAAGTTTTTGTGTTTTATCATCAAAAGAATTTGCTGGCTGTATACTATAGCCTAAAGTTATTCTTTTTGAATTCTCTTTCCAATATCCTCTTCCATGCAAAAGTCCAGTTTCAGACAAAATGGCCCTATTGTTTTTATTAACATTTTGAAATAATTCTCCAGACTCTAATTTATAAATTGTTACAGATGGTTCTGCATTTATGCAGTAATATCCATGAAAATCTGGAATCCCTCTTTCGTGATCATCATGAAAGGTCATATCTTTATTAAATAATTCTTTAGGAGCAGTAATATTTTGAAAATCGTTTAAATCACAGTTAAACCAACCTTTAATTAAATAATTTTCTTTATTAAAATCAATATCATAATAGTCGCAAGCATTTTGTGTCATTTCTAACAAAGCATTATTTAAATTAATAATTTCTTTATAATCATATTTAAAAAGATTATAAAAATTTGAAAAGATAGTCGTCATTCCTTTTTCATAATATTTTTGACCATCAGACTTTGATATTCCTTCAATTTCTCCATTAAGCATTTTTTGTTCTTCATTAAGTAAAAAATTATAAAAATCATCAAGATTATTATTTAAAAAAACTTCAAAAAACTTATGAGGTTTTTTATTTAATTGATTGCTATCTGTCATTCTATTCCTTTCATTTGTATGTTTTTCTATTCCAATACCATTTTTTATATCCACCAGTAAATCTACTTCTAACTTTATTTGTTTGTTCATTTACTATTTTTATATCAAAATCTTTATTAAACTCTGCTACCCAATTCTCTCGTTTAAATGGAAAAACTTGCACCAATGGGGTGCCTTGTTTAATTGTTCCTTTAAATCCTTTATCTATAAAAAAAGAAAATAGACCATCTGACATATAACCATCTGTATCAATAATTGCAGCAATAGCATGCATTGGCATATAGTCTTGATGTTGTGGTTCCATAAATAAAGAACTGTATCCTTTTTCAGTTTCAACAACCCATCCAATGTTAACTCTAAATATGCAGTCTGTAAAAAAATCATAATTAAATGGATAGTGCGATACTTGTTCTTTTGAATGAGATCCAATTAATGGAGTTTTTAATTTTTTATAACTATCTGAAATTTTAAAAACTTTATTATCCCCAGTTGTATCAATCTCTATGTCTACTGGACATAGCAACAAATAACCTGTAGTAATAATATCAAAAATTGCTTGACAATTTTTTATTGTTATTCCATCAATAGGGTTGTTTTCTTGCACAATGTAACTTGGTTGATCTTTATACCATTCTGGTAATTTTTTTGACATAGGAATTGGCTGAGGAAAAGCATCAATCATTTTTGGATATCTATAATTAAATGTTATTTTTTTCTCTGTTTCCATAACTAATTATATCAGTAATCAGGACGGTCAAAGACTAACATGTTCTCAGTAAAGAAGTTATCGTATGGCTCGCAGTTTATAGAAATTTTTTCCATTTCTACATTTACTTCTTCTACTGTTGTAATTGGTAGCCATGCTTGATGCTCATAATTATAAACCTCATAAGTTGTATCAATATTAGGTGCCTGTATAAACTTAGTAATTCCGTCTTTTTTAACTAAAAGATAATGAGCAGGAGTATAAAGGTTTCCATTTATATGAATAAAGTTTTCAGCAGTTCCAGGAGTAACTGACATAACTGTTGTTTCTACAACAAGATCATTATCTAATTGTATATCAGAAGAACTCCACTCTGTCCAATTTGTTGTTTCATTTCCACCTAAATTCATTGCATAAACTGTATCTCCAACAACCAAATCTTCAATAAATTTTGTTCCAGTTGGAGTCAATACTTTTGTTTGCACTGCAAGAGAGTCTCCCCAAACGGAAAATCCAAAAGAGTAAGGCCAAAAACCAAATACGTTAAATGCTGGTGCAAAAGCAAATACGCTAAATGCTGGTGCAAAACCAAACACTCCAAATGGTGCAAAACCAAAAACTGCAAATGGAGCAAAACTAAATGGAGTAAAAGTAAAACTTGTAAAAGTTGCAGATGCTGCAGATGTAGAAGAGTTGCCATTTGCATTTGTTGCATATACTGTATATGCCTGAGCCGTTCCAGCCTCTTGAGCAACGTTAGCAGAAAGGGTTGATCCGCTTACCGTTCCTGTTTTACTATCATTAGATGCCCATGTATATCCTGTAATTGTACTTCCTCCAGTTGCTGGGGCTACCCAAGTTACAATATCTGTTGCTGTTTGTGACACTGTATCAATAGTTGGTGCTGCTGGAGTTGCTGGAACTGTTGTTACTGTTACTGAAGAAGAAGTTGTTCCACTTGCAGTTCCTGAAGCATTTGTTCCCTGTACTGTAAATGTGTATGAAGTATTAGATGCTAATCCTTGAAAAGTATAGGAAGGAGTAGATGAGCCAGTACTAACTGTATAGGTTGAAGGAGTGGTAGTAATAGTATATCCAGTTGCTGCTGGAGATCCTGCTGGAAGTGTCCAAGTAAGAGATACTGACCCACCTGTGCCTGCTGCTGATGCTGCTGAAGTAGTATTAGCGGTAGCAAGATAAGGACGAGATGTTCCTACGTTTGTGCCACTTAAAGAAGTAACGTTATCTGGTTGCAAAAAGTTATCTTGTGCTGAAGACTTGATACCTCTTTTTTTACTAACTGCCATTTTTACTCCTCTTTTCTATTATATTAAACTACTATGCTGACAAATCTCCCATTACAACCCAAAGATTTGCTGCTCTCTTAAACAATGTTGCTGATGACCATTGTGCACGAAGTTTTAATCCAGGAGTTGCATTTACTGTTGTTGTTACTGGCGTTGCTGCTTCAATTGTTACTGCTCCAGTATTTGTTCGAAGAATGTCAATTGATGTTCCAATTGGAAAGTTAAAAGTAGCGTCTGTTGGAATTAAAACCTTAACTGCAGTTCCGCCTGTATGTGAAACTTCAATTAATGAGTCTCTTTCATTTGCTGCTGAAAGGGTGTATTCTGCTGTCTTCTGAATAATTGATGTCCGTGATGGAACACCTTCTTTTGTTTGTGTACCGTCGGTAAAAATAAATCCACCAGCAGTTGTACTAATAACTGAAGTTCCGTTTACTTTAAGATCTTTTCCTGAAGCAAGGTTGATATGCTCGGAAGATGTCCAAGAATCTGTAGAATCTACCCAGTTAAAGGTTTTGTCTGTTGCGCCTTTAAGTGTAATACCTCCGCCATCTGCAGTTGTATCAGTAGGAGTTCCTGTATCTCCAAGAACAATGTTTTTGTCTTCAATAACAAGGTTAGTTGAGTTAAGGTTTGTTGTAGTTCCATTAATCGTTAAGTTTCCAGAAAGCGTTAAGTCTGTTCCAGATACTGCGCCTGTAAATGTTGCTCCTGAAAGAGAAGCCTTAGCGTCTAACTGTGTTTGAATTGCAGAAGTAACGCCATCAACATATCCAATTTCTGTTGAAGATACGGTTGAAGAGATACCAAGTTTGGTCCAATCAATTGCAGCAGATGCGTTAATATCAGCATCAACAATAGTTCCGTCAAGAATTTTTGCAGAGGTAACTGCACCATCTGCTAAATCTCCAACAACAATTGTTCCATCAAGAATCATTGCAGATGTAACAGTTCCTGAAGGAAGAGTTACTGTTCCTGTGAATGTAGGAGAGGCTAGTGGTGCTTTTGCGTCAATTTGAGTTTGAATGGCTGAAGTTACTCCGTCAAGATATCCAATTTCAGTATTGTTAACACCTGCAACAACTGCTTGTTTATTATCTAATTGTGTTTGAATAGCAGAAGTTACTCCATCAAGATATCCAATTTCAGTGTTTGAAACATTTCCAACTATGGCTTGGTATGTATTAGATGCGGTTGTGATACTTAGTTTTGCAGCAAGATCATCAGTAAGTCCTGAAATTTTTGATTGACTAATTCCTGCAGTTGCTGAAATATCAGCATTAACAATAGTTCCATCAGCAATCATTGGAGATGTAACAGTTCCTTCAGGAAGGGTTACTGTACCCGTAAATGTAGGATTATTTATTGGAGCCTTAAGTGCATCGGCAGTGTCTACGTATACTTTTGATGCGCCATCTGTATCTGCAGTAGGTACTGGCATATTAATAATTTTTGTAACCAAGTTTAAATCAATATTTCCAGTCATTTGACCGCCTGCTTTTGATAGACGTTCAGTAACATCTGAAACTAATGCTACTGTACCTGCTGCGTTTGGAAATTGAATTGCTCTATCTGCTGTAGGTTCTATAACGCTAATTGTTGTTTCATGAGCATCTGCTGTAGTACCTTCAAAAACAATTCCTGTTGTAGCATTAATTGTTGTGCTGTTAATAGTAGTAGTTGTACCACTTACTGTTAAATCCCCTGAAATTGTAACATCGCCAGTAGAGGAGTTGGCTAAAACAACTGTTCCTGCTGCATCTGGAAGAATAATCGCTCTATCTGCTGTAGGGTCTGTTACTGATAGGGTAGTTTCAAAACCATTTGCTGTGGCACCTTCAAAAACAATACTTGAACCAAATTGAGGGTTTGTTGTGCTATCTGCGTCCATGAAGTAATCAAGGCTTAGCCAGTGGTTTGTGCCATCACCAATTTTAAATTTATTAGTATCTGACTCGTAACCGATTTCTCCGGCTGCAAGAATTGGGCCATTGCCACTATTGGTTGATATCCATTGGGCTGCAGTGCCTCGTCTCTGTTGCATTCTTGTTGCCATAATTTAATCCCCCTAGATTTTATTCTTTCTTTATTATAACATATGATTAATTAAAGTTATCTAACGGACTTCCGCCATCATAACTTGTTAACCACTCTGCTGTATCATAAAACCCTGCAATTTGTGTTGAAGAGAATACATCATCATATGCTCCTGCATCTTGAAAAACGGTAGTAATAAGTCCCGTTCCATCAATTGCAGTATCGTGAATATGTTGTCTCAAGTTTGCAGTATCATCAAAAGTAGCAATCATAATCCAGTCGGCAGCATCTGTTGAATATATCGAAAGATGTTGCGTAACTGTATCAAAATATATTTGTCCATCTACTGGTGCAACTGGAGCAGTTGATTCGGTTGGGACAACGTTTGCATTTCCAGCAACCGTATCAACATACAACTTGGTTGCTGCGTGTGTATTTAAAGTTGGGGTAGCAACTGTAACAGTTCCTCCAAAGATGCCTGTTGTGGCTACGTTTAAGCCATTCTTGACCTTGAAGTCTTTATCTGTTGTTGGCATTTACTACCCCCTACTTTTTATTTGTTATGCTTCGATGTATGTCTTGCTTACTTTAACGCTTGTATCTGCAGATGCGCCAGTTACTTGAAGAAGAACATTTCCAGAACTGTAAACAGCGTTTGTTGTGCCTAGTTCAGCATTGCTAACTACATCAGCATACTCTGTTAAGTAAACGTTATTTGATCCATCAATGGTAACAAGTAATTCAATTACTTCAATATCAGTACCCTTTTTCATTTGTACGATATATTTAGCGCTTGAGTATGTTGTTGCTGACCATGTATCAATAGTTGTTGCAGTTGCAGCAGCAGTTCCTGTTGCAGATCCAATAAGAGCATCTGGAAGAGCAAGGCTTGTACCTGTTGCTGCTCCAATTTCTGGAGTAACAAGAGTTGGTGTATTAGCAAATACTAATGCGCCTGTTCCTGTCTCGTCTGAAATAACTCCTGCAAGTTCTGAAGATGATGTTGCAGCAAGTGCTGAGATCTTGCTTGCTGTAGTAATACCATTTGTAACTGTTGCAGCATTTCCAGTGTACTGTGTTGCTGACAGAACTTCAGTTCCATTAATCTTTAATACCTTGCCAGAAGCAAGATCCATGTGCTCAGAAGATGTCCATGCATCAGTTGCATCAATCCATGAGAAGGTTTTGTCTGTTGTACCCTTAAGTGTAAGACCACCACCGTCAGCGCCTGCATCTGTTGGAGTTGCTACTGAACCAAGTGTAAGGTTCTTGTCATCAACTGTGATTTCTGTTGAGTTAATTGTGGTTGTTGTACCATTAACTGTTAGGTCCCCTGAAAGAACCAAAGATGTACCAGTTGCAGCACCAATGTTTGGTGTTACGAGTGTTGGTGTATTAGCAAAAACAAGTGCTCCAGTACCAGTTTCATCAGAGATGATACCAGCAAGTTCTGAAGAAGATGTTGCTGCAAGTACGTTCAACTTATCTGTTGTTACAACAAGAGTCTTTGTGCTTGGAATACTTGTACCATTGATAGAATCAGCAGTTGCAACACCAAGTGCTGGAGTTGTAAGAGTTGGGCTTGTCAATGTTTTATTTGTAAGTGTCTGTGTGTTAGTTGTTCCAACTACCGCACCAGTTGCACCATGTGCCTCTGTTGCACCTGTGTGAGTTGTAAGATCTGAAGAAGTAGCCTTAGCATCCAACTGAGTTTGAATTGCTGAAGTTACGCCATCTACGTAGTTAAGTTCTGTAGCGGTTGCAGTAAGTGATGTACCAGCAATTTGTAAAGTTGTAGCGTTTACTTCTCCTGCTGCGCCATAAACAACTGCCTTACCATTTGCAATAGTTCCTGCTGATGATCCATCTACTAAGTTGAGTTCAGAAGCACTTGCAGTCAAATCTGAAACATTTGCTACTTGAACTGTAACTGTGTTGTTTGTATAAGAAATTGTTTTGTTGCTTAATGTTTGTGTTGCATCATTAAGTGTTACAGTACCTGTAGCGTTTGGAAGTGTGATAGTACGATCTGCTGTTGGATCTGCTACTTCAAGAGTTGTCTCATAGTCATCTGCTGTTGCACCTTCAAATGAAATTGAAGAACCAAATACACCAACGGCTGCTGGGGCTGACCACTCAACTCCGTATGTTGCACTTGAATTTGCTGTGAGGACATGTCCGTTTGTACCAATGGCTAAACGTGCTACTGCATCATCTGCACTACCAACAATTAAGTCACCCTTAGCATCTACGGTTCCTGCGGTAAGAACATTCTTACCATTAACGGTTGCTGTTGATCCTTCAACAACTAATCCCGCTTTTACTCTAAAATCTTTATTTACTGTTGCCATTTTTTATCTCCTTTTATGCCTTTAATCCTATACGTGCATAACGTACGGTTATAGGCGTTGTACCGACTACTGGAGTAACCGTTAAGGATACTGTATTTCCAGCGCGGGAGACGCTAATGGTGCCAATATTCCCATCGTTGTCTATAGTTCCATATTCACTGACGCTAACATCTGTACCGTCAATTAATATGCTAATCTCTGTGGCGTAATATTTATTAGCGCCTCCAGAAGTATGTTTGATTGAGATTAGGTATTTAACCATTCTCCATTCTGTTGCGTTAAAATTATCAACTACCGTAGAACTTTCAATTCCGTTAATTGTTGATTCATTATTACCAGTAGTTCCTAAGTCTGTGGCTTGGGCTGATGCTGAGTCAATTAAATCTTCATAATCTTGTTGAGTAGGACGATCTCCTGTTTGAAACAGGGCTTTGACTGATGCCAATGATATTTTTGCCATAACTAGATTATAACATAATTATTTTTATAATTTTATAAAATATAGTTGCTTAAACCAATGATTTGTAGTGGAATTGGCGGTGCATTATTAGCGTCAAAGGCTATAATATCTATATCAGTTATTCTTACTCTAAATGGTAAAAATTCATTTATTGTTATCCCTCTGTCAATCTTTTCTTCAATAGAAACTTTAGGAAATGTGTGTTGATCAATTGATTTTAATATTGTTGTTTGTTTATCAAATATTGCAACAGAAGCCATTAACTTGTTACGTCTTCTAGAACAACCATTTGACCTCTAGCAACTGTCCAAACTCGTGTTGCATCAGATAGTTGAACATCAAAAACATCTCCAGTTTTTAATTGTGCTGACTGTACAGATGTTAATTTAACTGTAAATTCTCCATTTCCATCTCCCCCGTCTGGGGCAGGAGTTAATGTAAATACTGTACCAGCAGAATCCTGATCAAAATTATTTTCTACATCTGGTCGTCTAAATCTTGCAGCAATTGTCCAGTTGGCTATTACAAGTGGATTTTTAGCATCATCTGTAACATATATCCTAAATGCAACGGTATCGCCTTTTACAATTGTCCATTTTACTAATGGCGGGGCATCACCAATATCATAAACAGATTGTCCAGCACCTCTATAATTAGCCATATAAGAATTATAACATAATTACAACAATACGTGAAAAGTTGACAAAAAATAAAACTTCATGTTATACTAGTAAGTAACACCATGAAAAAATGGTGTTTTGTTTTCTAAGGAGGAAACTATGATTAAATTTATCGAAAGAAACAAAGAGATCATTAGCACACTCAGCATAGTGGCTTTAGTAGCGACATTATCAAACAATGCTAACGCTGAAACAAGAATAAGTGACAAAAATAATTTGAGTATAGAACAGGCTCAGGAGCAGGAAAACGCCTCGAAAGAGGTTTTTTTGGTTTCTAAAGAGGAAAATAATAAAACTAACAAAAAATACAAATATGGAACCCCCCTTGAAAAAGATGAACTAATTAAAATATTAAAGAACGTAGGCTTTGAAGGATATTCACTAAAGGTTGCTTGGGCAACGGTAATGAAAGAATCTATGGGCACTCCTAACTCTTGGAATCCTAATAGACAGACTGGAGATAATTCTTATGGCCTATTTCAAATCAATATGCTTGGAGGACTGGGCGAAGAAAGAAGAAGCAAGTTTAATCTAAAGTCTAACGAAGATCTATTTGATCCAGTTAGAAATGCAGAAATCGCTTATCATATGAGTAATGGTGGTAAAGATTGGTCTGCCTGGAAAGGCATTACCTGGAAAACTAAAGAGTGGATGGAAAGATTTTAAATCGGATCCCTAGAATCAAAAACCAACATGTTTTCTGTAAAGAAATTATCATATGGTTCACAGTTAATTGAATAAACAGTGTCTTCATATTCTATAACTTCTAAGATTTCAATTGGTATAAAAGATAATTCAGAATAAGAAAAAACTTTATATGAATTATCTATTTCATCAACTCTAATAAATCTATTAAGTCCATCTTTTTCAGTTAAAATATAATGTGATCCAGAATATAAATCTCCATTAATTAAATACAATTCATCAATTTGTCTTGGTGTTATTGAAACAACTTCAGTAGTTACAATGTTACTTTCATGAAGTTCAATATTTTCCGCTGACCAATTCAGCCAATCTGTAACAGTATCATCTATATCCATAGCAACAAGCACTTCTCCTATAACAAGATCCTTTGCATCTTTTCTTCCATTAATTGTCATAATTCCAGTATTGCTTGAAACTGAGTATTCAGAAAATTCTGGACTGAAAGGGCTAAATGGTGCAAAAGGCGCAAATGGCGCAAACGGTGAAAACGGTGAAAACGGTGAAAATGGAGAAAATGGTGTAAAACCAAATGGTGGTGCTGGAGTCACTGAATTGCTTGAAGCAGAGTCTAAAGAATTTACAATAGAGTTTCCAAGTTTAACTTTAAATGTATAACTTGTTCCATTACTTAAACCACTTACAGATATTGGACTTGAGGAACTTGTTGCAGTAATATTTCCTGGTGTTGATGTAGCAGTATAAGTCGTTCCTATTGGTTTACCTAAATAATTTGGTGCAGTAAAAATAACTGAAGCATTTGAATCTCCAGCACTTGCATTTCCTATTGTTGGAGTTTCTGGTTGATGACCTGCACTTCCTTCAGGGCCAATTGGATGCAATGGCATATTAAGCCACCAAATCGCCGACAGCAACCCAAGTATCTGTAGCACGTTTAATTAATGTACAAGAAGACCATTGCGCTCTTAACTTAGCAGTATTTGCTGTTCCTTGAGGAGTGCAGTTTAAGGTAACTCCAGCAGTAACGTTAATTGTAGTTTGACCAGAATTAGTTTGAATAATTGTTACTTGTGATCCAATTGCAAAATCACCATTTGTTGCAGCATTAAGAGGAATTGTTAAAGTATTTGCAGAAACATTACTCATTTCAATAATATAACCGTTATCTGCTTTTACTAAGGAATACGTAGTTCCTGTTTGTGCATTTGTAGAAAAGTTTAATGGTGCTTTTGTATCTTGTAATGTTTTTACTGTACTTGCTGTTGCAGCCTGTGATTCTGATGTGCTAGTTAAAGTATTATTTAATGGTAATGCAGCCCACTTAAGGCCAGTTGCCGTTGTTGAGTCTGCCGTTAAAATATGTCCATCACTACCAACTGCTAGATTATCTAAATTATTATTTGATGTACCTACTAAAAGATCGCCTTTAAGATCAATGATAGTTTCTTCTACAACATTTTCTAAACTTGTGTCAATTCCATCAATTCTTGTATCTATATCATCTAAATATTTTGAAATACCTGCAGTTGCTGTGCCTTCTGGTTCTGCTTCTTGTCCCCAATGATAATATTTAAGCGCGACCTGTATGTCGGCTGGATCTGCCATTGCTGGAATTTTTGCTAGGGGATACTTAGAACTTCCTATATTTGTGGCTGCCATAGTCTAAATATTATAGCATAGTTATTCTAAGAGGCAGAAGATGTGTTGTCTTCCCCTATGCTAATTGAAATCATTACATCATAATCCCCTGATAAATTTGACCAGGTTGTTCCGCTCAAAGACTTAGCCTTAATTGTAAAGTCTAGATCAGTAGCAGTTAATGTTGGCTGAGTTATCACAGAGGCCATAACATTTGTTGTTCCAATGATGTTGTGATTTACAACAAAACTTCCAGTTGTTTCTGTTATTCCAAACATATCATTAATGTCATATGTAAAATCTGCGCTTCCAGAAGTAAAAGTGACAGTTTCATTAACGTTATATGTTAGTGGAGCAAACTTACCAACAATAGTCCAGACGTTATCAATATACTGATAAAGTTCTGAAGTAGAAACATCTAAATACATATCGTTTGCTAGTGGAGTTTCTGCAATTGTTAAACCGCTTGGCAACCCAGTTCCAACAAATTGTTTGCTTCCTCTTGTGCCAGTTTGTCCAATGTCAACTGATACAGCAATTTCTTCTACTGGGCCATAAACAGAAAGTTCGGGATCAAGGACAACTACCTCTGGCATTAAACTGCCCCAGTAACATCATCTTGAACTGTAATTGTGCCAGTTAACAAAGTATATCTAAGTGCTGCGCCATTATAAATTTCAAGATCATAATAATAAGTTGAGCCACCCTCTAGATCTCTTCCTCCATCAGGAGTAATCGTACATGTTATTGTATTGTCTGAAGTGTTGATAGATGCACCTAAATCTGAAGATCCGTTAGATGTTAGGACTAATTCTCTTGTACTGCCTCTAGCGTCTGCTATTGTAAAAATTGCATCTCTTGCTGGATTTGCTGATTTATAAGCAGAAAGAGCAAATGCTGCTCCTGTAGAATCTTTTGGGGATACAACAAACCTAAATGTGTCTCCACGATAATAGTCAAAATTATAAGTGCCTGGAAATGCCATGTATTTATTATACCACTAAGAAATATGGACTGTAAAGGATTTGACCTTTACGGCAGAATCTAGATCAGTTCTTATTTGTGGAACAACATTTGCTCGTTTCATTTTTTCATTTAAAATATACAGTGTTTGAGAAATTGAAAAGTCATAAGTGTACTTATATTTTAGATTAGCAACAAATTGTGAAACATTTACAGCGGGAACAGAGTAGGTCCTTAGCCAAACCTCAACATTATTATCAAATGTTTCTATTTCAAAATTATAAACTATCTCTACCCTTGTGCCAATGTCTAATTGTTTAAAATTTAACTTCTGTGTTTCTGTATTCCACAAACTTACTTTTCCTATTGGCAAATGTTTTTCTATTGTTTGTCCTTTAGAATCATTTAATAAGTCTACCCAGCCCTCGTCACCTTTATCTAATCCTAAAAATATTTGCTCTTGGTTTAAATTTTCATAATATGCCCAACCAGATTTTGTTGGTTGTGTTTCAGCACCTTCTTTATTTATATATAAAGTTTCTCCAGCAGGTCCTCTTTCACCCTTTGGTCCCCTTTCTCCCTTTTCTCCAGGATCCCCTTTATCGCCTTTTGGACCAGCCTCTCCAGCCCTTCCAGTTAGTCCTTGAGGTCCTTGTGGCCCTACAAGTATTCTATAGTCTATATCGGGCTCTGGAGCCGTTTTTTCTTCTTCAACAACTTTGCCATAAGAAGGTTTATTTTTTTGATTGCCTGGAATTTCTGCTTTACGACTAATACTCATCATTCACCAGTTTTAATTATAAATGTTTTGTCATCGACTTTTATAACTTTTGCTGGCGTTACTGCAGGGGAAGTAATTTTAATTATCATAGTCCACCTGGAGTTATATCACTGTATACACTAATTGTTCCAATAATTGGAGTCCAAACAACATCATCGTCTGTAATGATCTGAAGATCAAAAGGTAGGTTTGCTACAACATTTTTATAACCATTTCCCCAGAATGTTGTTAAGTCTGAAGGGGCTGTAACAATAACATATCCATCATATTTAGTAACAGTAAGTTCGTCTAACAAGTCCCCAGAAGAATCGTATGAGGTTGCTGAAACTGTCCAATCATCAATATCTATTTCTGTTGTTTCATCATCTTCTAAAAAGTCTACCCTTAGAGTTGCGGTATCACCACGAACTACTTTCCATTTAATATTGATTGGCTCTGCGCCTACCTGTTCAATAGAAGATATTGTACTCATACGTAAAATTATAACACAATAATCAATTTTTTCTAGCCAAGAGAAGGAAACTTGACAAACTTAAAAAGTTCGTGTATACTTAAAATATATAAGAAAAAAGATCTATCTTTAAGTTAAATATATAGAAGATATCTTATATATAGTATATAGAGTATATCTTATTTATTAGAATCTGAAATTCGATTTTCAATTAAAATGTCATACAGTTTGTCAACCTTAATTTCTAACCTATTGACTTGGTCTTTTACACTAGATCCACCATTTGGGCGGAGTTCAGAAAGATAATGTTTTACAAGCCACTTGATTCCAAAGGCGATTGATGATACAATTGTTAAGATGGCTACTAAAAGGGAAGCCCAATCTTCTACTGTCATAATGAAATCAATTCTATCATATTTTTAGGAGTGTTTTGAAAAAACAAATTCTGGATACCATTGCGTACTCCAAAAAGTTGATAGTCTCGCCAGATATCGATGGACTCATGTCGGCAATGTTGTTATCAAAATATAATGGTTCGTCAGTGGTAGGTACATACGATAAAAATCTTTTAGTTCTCGCGGATGACATTGATCCAAAAGACTGTCTCTTCGTTGACTGCGATATGAACTCTCCAGACTATGTGTCAATTGGAAACCATATGCGACTTATGGAAGACAATATTTCAGTCGAATCGTTTAATCCAAATACGCATTACGAAGTCAAGCAATACAATCAAAAGTTTCCATTCGCAACGTGTTTCCTTCTCGCGTTTGGAATAGAGCCTCAAACATCCCTATCTGACAACCTATGCATGGCATATGCAGATTCGACTTACAAGAATAAAGTCAACTATGCACCTAACATGCAGCATTGGTCAATGTTGATGGATTGCCCAGAAGTTCAATTTGTTATGAACAATGATGTCCACACATCTGTGGAAAACCATATGGCTTATATGGAAGGTAAGCAAGGTTTTGTTTCAAGACGATTAGGCAAGGAAAAGTATATTGATCAAATGAACCAGGCATTAGATAATCAGGGCGCATGGTCATTTGCCTTTCCTAATAAATTAACCAGGGGATATAAATACCAAACAGGCCTAATAGACAAAACAACCTGTATAAGATATAATAAGGATATAATCTCATACGCAGAAGTATATGGAGGAGAATATAGCGTGACTTATAAGGATGAAGTAGAATGGTAGGGCCTTGGGATTTATTAAATCCAAATGCGCCAAGAACACCAGAAGGTCTTGCTGCTGCCCGCCTAGAAATCTGTCAATCGTGTGATTGGTTTAGACCAAAAACTCAAACATGTAAAAAGTGTGGATGTTTTATGAAACTTAAGACTACCCTTGAACAGGCTAAGTGTCCATTGGGTAAATGGTAATTATAGATCTTTGATATTTGATTCATCTTTACACCCGCAATTATTACAAACCTCTTCTTTAAATAATTGAGTTCCCCACTTATCTTCTAGCCATAAAGGGTTTGGAGGGGTGTGTGTCTTGTTAATCTCTACCCATGTTTCTCTACCCATATTGTCTGTTCTAGGAATATGGCTTGATTCGAACTCAGGAGCCTTTGGTTCTTCCTGGAAATCTATGTCCCAGGCATTTTCGAAATTATCTAATATACCCATTTATTTATTATACCCCAAAATCTGAAAAATTTTGGTTTTGAGAAAATCTGAATATTTTGTAAATATGTATGATACATGATTTTAAAAAAACAAATAAAAAAAATTAGTGAGCACACTATCTGCTAAAGATCGTGCCCACTATGCATGGCCTTTTATTTTAGACTATGCACCCATGTTTTATTTATAGGAGTGCCACCTCTATAATGTATTCCCCTGCACATAGCCGTCAATACATAATAGATCGCATGTAATTTTTACACGCTGGTTAGGTAGTAGTGTTGATTTAAATACCTCAATAAAATCATAGACCTCTTGCTTAGTCATGAGGTTAATGTTGCGAGTGTTACCTGACATTGTTGTTAGTGTTACTTTCATTTAGTTTCCTACACTTTCTAATAGTTCTGCCATAGCGATTTGGATTTGATTGTATGCGTTAGCACAATCGTAGCAATATGTTTCTGTAGGGATACCGCCTAGCATAAAGGCAGCCGTTCCGCTATAGACTAGTTCTGTGTTCTCGCAGTGAATAACTTTGCATTGTTTCATTTATTTATTTTCCTTAATACATAGACATGGGTTAATTGTAATTGTGTTACCCTTTTGGATAACGCTTGCGAGAGTGTCACACTGATCGCAGATGTAAAGATGATCGAACATATCCATAATGTTTCCCATATTGGTTATTCTCCTAAAAAATAATCTAATTTGTAACGTGAGAGATGAAACCACTCACCTGATTCTAGTAACACACTCTTAGCGTGTTGATTAGACTTTCTAATCTTAACTATCTTGCCTGACTTAACTAGGGCAAAGGATAGAGGCATTGTGATAATATCTCCAATTTCGATATTGTCGTATAGTGATAATGTAGTCATTTAGTAACTACCTTTCTTTTAATGTGATAGACCTTGTGCCTATCGCTTTCCTTGACCTAGGTTATTTGCTCTTATTTGCTACGCTCACTCTATTTCTAGATTTATTTGGTAGGCTCAGAGGCTCACTAGGATTTCTTATTTAATTGTTATAGTAGTAATACTAGCATAGAAATGTCAAAAAGTCAAGTCCTGACACGGCGTGTCGCATGTGATATACACCACATGACAAATGGTGCAAATCGGACATTGGCCTCGAGACCCCGACACGCCCGACCGCGTGGGTGGGAGATATCGGCAGGGGGTATATGGATAGCCTATATACTAGTGTGTATGTAGTGAGTATTGGGGGGTATAGTACCCATCAAATTCTATAGTACATGGGGCACATCCATACCCGTCACATATATCATCATTCTCTACTGCCCAGCAGATTTCAGTGGTTGTGTAGATTGTGTTTTCGTTAATCATTTTAATTCTCTTTTCGTTTAGTAGTTAGTATCTCTAACTTCTTAATAATGGAATACTATCACTATACCCTGCCAAAAGTCAAGGCGACACGCCGTAGGCGTTGTGTGATATAGGTCACACGGTCTCGAGACCCCGACACGCCCGACCTCGTTGTAGGTTATCCACATGATGTACATCACATCTAGAATTGAGCGTAAGTTATCCACATGACCTACATCACATTTCAAAATGTCCGTTTTAGTATGATTA